AGTACGGCAAGTATTAAGAAGCTTAAACCATGCGGGAGGCAAAACCTCTCGTACGAGTTCACGGCTAATACTATCACTTGCCGACGAGAAATCAACAGTTGCTAATTTGCCAAGATGGCCTCTTTTGGAAGCCACCTTAGCTAGCTGTTGATTCCTGTCCTGATGATTCAGGTCTACTCCCCGCCGCTGAAGACGACGACGAATCATAGTGCCGATTGACTTTTGAAACCAGAGATTCACTCCTGGCTCAACGGCAATCACACGATCCGTCTTCGAATTCTTTGGCACAGTGACTATAGAGTTCCCTACCTGTGGATTGAAACATTGTTCGCCGAATTTAAGCGTCAAATGCTCATGCCACCGGGGGTAAGCAGCTGGAAACCAACTGCCTACAAGGGAGTACAGATCACGTGTTATTCCATTTTCTAAATGGAACTTGTTGACCGCCGAGACGTGCTCACCTTTTAACAAGGTGGTTACGCCAGGGCCCCAATCAGCCAAATCGACAAACTCTTCCGGTTCGTAATCGCCCAGGATATCTTCGATTTTACGAATGGTAGCATTAAGCAACCAAACGTTGGATCCGTGGTAATTCGGATCCAAAGATAGATTCCTGAAACGATTATTAGTTTGCTTACAAAGCTCTTCGTATTGAAAGAACTTTTTAAACGCAGCCTGCTTCTTGGATACAGCTAACTTGAAAAAGTCAGCCTTACTTAGGAAGCAGTACGCCGAGTAAGCATCTCGAAACCCCCAAGGATCATTATAATCCAAAGGGTCAATGTCTATGTCCACAAGTTGCTGATGCTCTCCATTACTGTAGAGCAACCAGACGGCTAGGGATTTAGGACAATCGAGAGCAGAGAGAAAGTCGAAAATGGATGAGTCAGTATCTGACACGGCCACGTGGTAGGTCTGTGCTAGTTTTACTAGCTCAGCATTACGCTTCTTAGAAGACATAATTACTCGTCCTTATCTCAAGATGCCTTAGCTACTGCAGGGAAAATTCGAAATAAATCCGGGTTGACCGTGCGCCCACCAGCCGGATACACCGGGACCAAAAAACGGCCCTGGAGCATAACGGATGTAGGGATAATCTCACCAACCAATAAATCGGATGATGAGAGAAAGTAGCGCCTCTTAGAGTAATGACCGAACAGTCCAGAGTGGACTGCACGATCAACAGCCAGAAGGCTCTCTCGCGAGAACACCCTAGCTTTAAGATCAGCAGTCTGCAACGAGCTGTTCGATTCAAAAACTACTACGAGGTTGAACTTTAAGTTCGACATTTAAAACTCCTATTAGGATTTTAGAGATATAACCCGATGTCTCTGATCAAGAGACAAATCCGACTAATTAATAGACGGATTCAAAGGACTGAACGGCTGCGGTAAGAACCGCATTCGCCAGTGCATTCTTCGTATAAGCCAGCAGATCATTACGCTGGGCCAACGTCGAACGCTCCGGAAGGACCATGTCGAGAGTGGCAGTCATATTGTAAGCCAACGTAGGCGCCGGTTGAATACCGGAAGCTGTTGACGGAGATGTGACTTCCAGGACGGGTACTACCACCTTCGCAGTCACTTTATAGTTACGGCTCGTCTTAGACGGATTCCGCATCGAAAAAGTGATAATAGGAAAACCGAGTGCGATACCGCCACTACGGTCAGCCCATTTTGCGACGCCAGCCTGATCGATATTGACTGGGTTAAAGGTGTGATTGACGGGGGTCGCTTGACCATCCGCCAAAATCAATGCTGCTATTGCGGTCATTGTATTTACTTCTTAAAGAGTTGAACTAAGAGTGCGATCGCATTCGCGGCGTGCTCGATACTCACAGGATTCTTGAACTCTGGTAGTGCATTTCCGGGAAAACTCGTTAGAGTAGTCCGGTCAACACTAACATAAGTACATTTAGCCTGAGCGTATCCAGATTTGCTCTGATAAGGATCGCGGATGTCTACAGCCGTCCACATTTGGTTCTGAAGAGTCTTCCTAAAGGTAGTTACGGATCCCTTCTCGAAATTCAACCCTAAGGTTGCATCAAAAGTTGAGATCCAGTTACCAATGGGAATAAACCAATCAGCCACAAATGAGTACGGGAGCAACTCCCAGGCAATCAGTGCGGGGTTGGTTATACCCATACTAGCAAGCCCAGATAGAAGCTCATTGCGAGCGGAGAAGTAACACACATATTTCCGTGTGTACTCAACAGTTGTAAGTTCGGTCCTAGGCACATTCCCGTCAAGGGATGTGAATAAGAACGAACGCTGTACTGTATGTAGAGCGGAGACCCGCCCCCGGATGAGTTTATCAAGGTTGCTAAGAGCTAAAAGCTCCGCAGCCCCAAAGATATCATTCAGGAGAGGCCTCCAACCGTACTGCAGCTCCAGCCAACCATTAGCTACTGCTTTCGGTTGGTGTTTCCTAAACTCTCGTTTGTATCTAGCGTTTGCACGTTTTGATACACGTATTCCGAGAGCATCTGCAGCCAGCGCAATATTACCACGTTTCAAATCGACCATACAGTTCGCAATACGAGTAGCTGTATTAGCTATCGTTTGCGCTGTCATTCGTCTTTCGGCGAATGCCTGAGCTAAGTTGATCTTCTGATTCTTTACTTTCAGAAGTAACTTATTTCGAGCGATATTGTCGACAGAAACTTGCTCTGACTGAACTATCGTCCTATCCTGGCGAATATCGGTAACGCTAATCCCATCAAGACAACCGGAATAAACCGTCTTGTTCTGATTTAAATAAGGATCAAGCGCTAACACGGTAAACGTTCCCCTCGGACAGTGTCTCTCGACACGGTACGATGAAAAGGGGTTCATAGGAAGAGACCATTTCGGCCTCTTACTACGAAAGTTAGGAGTGCTAACCGACGAACGTACCAGCGTGTACTCATTTGCCCTAGTGAACCCAGTACTCTGATTTACAACTCGACCACTTCGGTCGTAGTAAATCGTTGTATAAGGTCCATTTTGGGGTGAATTCACGTTGGCGTTCGGCATATAGCTCCAATAGTTAACAGATTAGTGGAACTTACCACTAGGAAAAGGGGCTTATCCCCATACCGTTATAGAGTGCAACAGTTCTATAGCGGTCGTGCCGATGGCACGGCGCACACGCGTCTAAAGGACTCCTATCACCAAATCTTACGAAAAGTTCCAGTGAGCCTCTTGTCACAGCGTTCAGCCGCTTTGATCAAGCCTATTCCACTCGCGTGGAGTATGCCTGAACCAAAGTAGGCCAGGCGCCATAACAAGATTTTCATTGGTTCTCCGTAAGGTGAGGTGGAG